GATGTACTAAAAGTACCATAGGACGCAACAATAATTGCATCCTTTTCGTTTTCTGTGATTTCCCGTATTTTCTCTCTCGTGTCGGCATCTGTCCCACCATGCACAAAGAAGATATGACGACCATCTTTTGCATGTTCTTGTATATCATTGTACAATATTTTACCGTGTTTGTCAACCAATTTGAACAAAACGAGTGAGTTTCCTTTGAGGGATAATGCGAGGTTTCTGATGAATTTATTTCTTTTGTCATGCGAATGTATGAACTCCATCTCATCTTGATACAGCGAGTTACTGTAGTTCTTTCTTGTTTCGATGTCATATCGCAGTATAATCACCTTGATTTTGAAAGGTGACAATGAACCCTTTTCAATCAGTTCCTTTGTCTTGACGACTTGCTTGACAGGACCGAACAATCCCTCAAGTACAAGTTTGTGTGTTTGTGCTCCATCTAATGTCCCGGTCAAACCAAACCGATATTCAACATCCACCATCTTATTCATGATATTAGTCAACGATTTTGATTTGAACAGATGTGCCTCATCACCAATGACACAACCAAAGTGTTGAAACCATGACTTTGGCATCTTGTGTATGGATTGCCAAGTAGTGACAGTCACTGGTTTGACTGTGGATTTATCTACGCCCGCCATGATACCCTTGAGCATAGAATCTGGCATACCATAGTCGATGAAATCTTTGACCATTTGATGCACAAGAGATACCGTTGGAACAATGATAAGGATGCGATCTACTGCTTGTAGGTAATAGGTTGATATTAAGTATGCAATCAAAGATTTACCTGACGCAGTAGGTGAAAGCAGGAGTGCCCTTCTCTTGCGTATCGCATGGACAAATGCTTTGATTTGATAGTCACGAGGTTTAAGTTTTAGGTTGAGTTTTTGAATATACTCTTCTGCTTCAGCAATAGAAAACTCATCGTCGTACACTAGGTCATCATGAAAACTTATGGTGTATTTTCTGCTTTCACTAAACTTTGCTATGTACTGGAGTAATCCTTTGGGCAGTGTCTTATTTATATTATTGAGAAGACGTATCTTACCATCCCACATTTTGTTTCGATATGCGGGCATAAACCGTGCACCTGGGATTTCAAACGTAAAATAATCGACGAGTTCACGAAACGTGCCTCCTTCGGCACGAACACGAACAAATGCTTCGTCTATCGGTTCGACCGTGATATCAGTCTTGTGCGAATTTTGTAAGTTCTCGCCATTTAATCGCATTATTAATTTGATATCCACGGGCATTGATCATCTTGAGAATCTCTTGCACCACTTCAATCTTTTCCTCTGTATATTCAATTTTCTTATCAAGTTCAATCATTTCATCATCAGTGTCAATATACTCTCTCACATCTTGCTTCATTACTTTATGAACCCACGGTTGACGATCAATATCAGCAAGGTCTTCTGGGCTGTTTAGATTTCCAAGATAATACTCACGCAATACCTTTTGCAGATTCTTTCTTTCAATCTTGAGTTTACGCAACGTCAATCTAGATTGAGATAAAATCTTCAAATACTTATTATGTAAACTTGGAATTTTTAAGGATTCAGAATCAAGATATACATCGTCAAATAGAGCGTCTTTACGCCACTCCTCAATAATCTGGTCTAATTTCATTACAATATTTCAATCTCATATTTTCTATAGGCAAACTGTACCGATGCTTCTAGGTACTCCACATCTGTTAGTGTAGCATCAAAGTCTAGTGCTGTCAATGATGTAGGAAACATATCTAAAAATTTTATGCGAATAGACGGGTTATTAGCACTTGTTAACACTGACAATGCACCATCCGACAGTTGGTTGATTATTTCAGATGTCTTTGAAGTTTTGGGTGAATCTTGCGATGTTGCCCAATCTAAAGTCTGTTGAAAACTATCTGGACGACCCAGTGCATGTAACCAGTTGTAGATTTCAATATAGTTTCTCATATTTTCGTTGACCCGAAATCGAATAACGACAGGTCCAAATCTCAACTTTGATCCTGGGTTTTTGAGTGCAACAAATGGTGTCTGTGTTTCAAGTTCATCAATTGACATTTCAGGTAATGTAACTGCCTGACAATAATATATCACGCTAGGTATCCGATTGATTGTCAAACGGAATCCAAGCGGAGAAAGAAAGTTCAAAGAATCGGGTTGTGATGCCAACGCACCAATCGATACGTTTGCAGATACATTTACTGCCATATGTCACCTCTATACTATTTAGGCATAAAAAAAGGGGGTCTTGCGACCCCCTCATGCTTGGTGTTCCCAAGTCTTATTATTTTACATCAGGTTGGATACTGCAACCAATCTGTAGTAGATGTTACGCAGATTTGGAGTTAGACCAGAACCAATTACACCATTAGCATTAACGGTTGCAAATGGATTTGCTACGATACCATAACGAGTCTTGAATCCAATCTTAGGTTGGAAAGTATCTTCACCAACCGCACGAACCATCTGGAGTGGGACGTATGGGCAGTAGAAAAGACCTGCGTCAAATGCTGAAGAACCTTTGTAACCGACTGTAAAGTATTGGTTACCTGCTGAAGAGTCAAAGTACGGATCAACATAGACACGGATACGACCATTCAGTACACCGGCAAATGTGTTGCCTGTGTCGTCAACGTTCAGGTTGTTTGCAAGAGCAGGAGCATAGTCAAGGACACCTGCCATCTGAAGTGCTGATGCTACATCAGAACCACAAATGAGGATGTTACCCTTACCACGACGAGTCTGCTTGGCAATCTCGTTTGCTTCACGTTCGATTTGGAACATGAGACCCTTGAACTTCTCAACCATCCAACGACCGTTTGAATCAACGTCAAGGTCAAACGTTCCTGCTGTAGTTACGTTGTCTTGAGCACCTGCTTGTGCAGAGAAGTTGATTGTACGAACAACTTCACGGTTGATTTCAGCAAGGATTTCAGAAGACAAAATGTTTGAAAGTTCTGTCTCTGCGTCAAGACCATGAATTGCCTTCAAGTCTTGAGCAAGTTCCATTGTGTACTCTGCCTTGAGTGCACGAGAAACCGCAGTTACTGAAACCTTCTCTACTGAGAATGCCATCTCTTGGAATGCATTTTGAGTGCCATCGCCAAGTGCTTCTGCCTGTGCGTTTGTCATACCAGTTGAAACTGTATATCCAGTACCAGTTGCCGCAACAGTACGAGTTGTTGGGTCAGAAGAAGTCTGTGCCTTACCACCAGTTGTGTTTGCAACTACGAGACTAGATGCTGTGTTACCTGCTGCTGAACGAGAGAACGTAGTGTTCGCTTCATTGTACAGTGCCTCTGTGCCTGACTGTGTAGAGAAACGTGAACGTAAAGCAAAGATCAATCCAGTAGGACCTGTCATTGGTTGTACGCCACAGATATCATATGCGATCAGATTTGGCATAGAACGACGAACCAGTGAAATAAGAACTGGATCGAAAGAATCAATACCTGTAGCACCATCGCCATATGCGTTAGTAGGTGCTGCTTCCCCTAAAAGTCCGGGGGCAGAATATCCACCAGAACCTTGTCCCTGCTCACGAGCAGAGTGTTCTTGGTTTTCTAAAAGTTGTGCTACTACGGAGCGACGATGAGCATCATTGATCTCTGGGAGATCGGGATGATCAAGCACCGGCTTCCACTTTGTAGTGATTGCTTCATTGAGCGAGTGCATTGTGGTTCTCCCTATTTGTTTTGTTCCACATTTACTTGTTTATTTATATTATTGTCACTTTCTAGTAACTTGTCTTGCAATGACAGATGCATATGCAGACATCGTAGGATCAGTTACTTCATCGGTCTCCTCAGTCAAATCAATTGCCTCATCAACACCAGTAATTGAGGTTGACTCAGTGAATGCTTCTTTGTCACCAAAATAGGTTTCCTTGATGGTTTCCAATTTTGAGGCAAAGTCGTCTTCGTCAACATAATCAACACCCTCAGATAGAGAAGCAAGTTTGTCTGCTTGATTCTCTGAAAGTCCTTTGCTCACAGCAGAAACGATCTGCTGACGCTTAGTACCTGTAAACTCTTTCTTGAGAGAGATATTCTTTTCAATCTCTTCATTTAGAGATGCAGTAAGTTCTTCAACTTTATCTGTTAGTTCTTCAACAACATCAACCTTCTCTTCTGGAATGTCAATATAGTGTTCTGCAAACAAGTTGCGGAGTCCTGACAAGAAGTCATCTACGAGTTCTGATTTGACACCACGTTCTACTGCGAGTTTGTTTTCCTCCATCCACTCTTCAACAACATAGTCAAGATATGCGTCAACCTTTTCGGTTAACTCTTCGTTTATCTGATCAATTTGCTCTTGGAGTGCGATTTCTGCTTGTGAAGCAAGAAGTTCTACAGATTCGTTAATCTTAGAAACAACTGCTGCTTCAAACAGAGTTGTTGCTTTTTCTGTAAATTCTTCGGAAAGATCAGTTCCCTCAAAGATTTTCTTAATATCCTCTCCGACATCAACGTCTTCACTATTATACTTCATTTCTTTAATTTTTGAATTGCCTTGCATAACAGGAGTCATGTCACCTTGTGACTTGTCCTGTGGACGAGCAACCTTCTCTTTATGCATACCCTCTGGATGCATACCCTCTGGATGCATACCCTCTGGATGCATAGCGGCATACATACCACCAAATGCCGCTTTGAGTTCATCAACTTTCATGTCTGCCATTTTATTGACCATTGCGTTGATCATACCAACTTTTGTGCCTGGCATTTTCATTGGTTTCTTGTCACCCTCGTTATCATCTTGAGGACGGGCAACACTGCCAGTTGCTACAGGACTTGGCACTTCAGACGGATCACCAAAAGATGCTTTCTTAGATGAATTCATCATTTTCTTACCATTCTTGTGCACCCCTTCATTATGAGTTTCCATGATATGGATTTCCATATCTTCTGCTGGAACCTCACGCTCAATGCCGTGATCGAACTCGACATCATACCAAGCAACATAACCGTTGTCATCTGGAACAGCATGTGATTCGTAAAGTGGTTTGCCCATACCCCACACTGGATGTTCTACAACAACCGCACAGTCATGGGTCTTTGAGTGGCAAAGTTCCCTTTCCTGATCTGACATTGTTTTTCTCCTATCAGAATTCATTTATGATATTATTTATAAAATGTTAAAGTTTCCGCAATTTCTGCAAAAAGTCTTCAAATACCTGCATTGTTGCTTCTTCTTTCTGACGCTTGCGAATAGACTCATTGATTTCGTCACGATAATTGACAATATCAACTTCTTTGATGATACCGTTGTCCCAAACCCATTCTTTGCCTTCCATAATGCCTTCTACAAAAGCATTTGGTGCTGATGGGTCAGCAACAATATCACCTGCAGTCGCAAGGTAGAAATCTTTTTGTACTTCGTTCGCTCCATTCTTTGCTTTGAGTGAACCCATACCCCTTGATGATACACCCAATGTCGCATCCTCATTCATCAAATTTTTGACGATGTTGCCCATTGGAGTGTCCATAATTTTTGCTTTACCCTTGAAATTGTCACCATCACGATACAACTCTTTGATCATATGCGATACACGATCAAGGTTGATGGTTGGACCTTGGGGATGCCCTAACTCACCATACGCACGATTCTTTTGAATATACTCTTTGTTGTAACGATCAACTTCACGCTCAAGAACGTCAACAGGATAGATTCGACCGTTGCGGTTCTTTTGATTGCCTTGCATGAAAATGCCTTCGATAAAGTAACTCTTATCACCGTTCTCTTTTGCTTCGGTAACAACTTGGACTTCTTCAATGACTTCGGTAATAAGTTTCATTGTTATGACCCCGACTGCTTATGGAGTTTGACCGTCAATGTACCATTACCAATACCAACCTTTGTAATCACAAGGTTAGACTGTGGATCACCGCCCGACTCTAATCGAATGTTTTCTTCTTGATAATCTGTTGTATTGACACCAGTAAACGAACCAACTAAGTTCGCACCACGAGAAACGTCAAAACCACAATTATTTGCTGCACAAATAACTTTAGCAATATGCATTGCAGTAACAGTTTCACCTATGGCATTTGCCGCAAGATGCACACCCGCAGATGGTCTATTTAGATCAATCGATGCTGTTTGATCAGTGTGAATAGTTACATAACCACTACCGCCATGATTAACACCCTTTATTTGATTTGAGGTAAGTCTTGTAATTGCCATCGTTATTTACCTACACTAAATGCAAAATCTGCCATTTTCATAAAAGCAGAAGGTCCCTTATCTAACTGCTGTGCAAAACGTTTCTGATTCGTATCGTTTAGATTATCGTGAACCCGAACCAGAGCATTAGCAGTCGTCATGTCAACTTTTAGTGACTTATTATTTTTGAACTTAACTGTCTGTGCTGATTTATCTTTGACAATTTTTCTCAATGTTTCAAGAACACCTTCAGACAAATCAACCTCTTTGTCCATGAATGCTTCTTTGAACGACTTCGCACTTCCACCTTGTGGAATTGGTTTCATTTCACCCGCAGTGCTTGGGTCAAATCCTTTTTGCGGAACAGAAGAAATCTTGCTAGAGGAAAACTGTGCATCAGTAGCAACAGGATGATCAGTTTTTATAACTGCATGTTGATCCGCAAAGTCTTGCTCACCCTTTGATCGATACTTTTTTTTGCGTGTTGCTTCTTCGTCATCGACAGGTTTGTTAACGTAATCGTCTGCTGATCTTTCAGTCATCAGTTGACGGAATGTCTTCGACATGTGTAACCTCCTGATCGTTAAACAGTCCAGTAGCAACTTCAACTCTCTTTAATGCCACTGCGTCTTTTATTTTGTCCATGAGTGCAACATGCACCTCATCTCTAAACTCTGTTGTTTCACCATTGACTGCGTGTTGAATTGCTGACTCAATGCTCATATTTTATTCCTTACAACGAAAATATTTTAGTTGATGCATTACTGAATGTTACAGTAATATCACCACCAGATGGCGTAACAGGTAAACCAGTTGCTGAATCAATGTAAGCAATTAGTCGTGAAGATGCCTGATTTGCCAAACTACCTTCAGCATTACCAACATTGTGATAAAGCACTAATGCCTCTGATTGATCACCCGTTACGCTAGAAAAAACCGCATCAGTTGCATCAAATATACCACTAGTTGTAGATTTACCTGCTAAGTTAGCGGTTGCTACAATAGCAGCATTTGCAATATTCGCACGATTTTCATGAGATGCATTGAAGGTATAATCGCCAGTATCAACAAGACAAATTGTAATTGTGTTTGATGACAAGTTCAAATTGCCATTAAGGAAATCTTCTTTTGCCTTAGTGTAAAGTTGATTTGCCATGCGTAATTCTCCAATTCCTCACTCTATTTATAACTAAGAGAAATAGGGCAGTTTATAATTTACACCACCAATATTGAGTGTGATAAACCCTACTGGATTGACTAGTGCCTTATCTTCTAAATCAACGTTCTGCTGTGTCGTGGTGATTGAAGAAGCATCTGCTGTAACTGACAGATTTGCAGATTGAAATCGGTCTGTAATCGCTAGATTTGTATTTGCTAATGCTGCTTGGAATGTTGCATTAGATGCGAATGTTGCTTCAGGATTACTATTAATATTGACAACATTGACACCCGTGTTAGATGCGGTGATTGTTGCACCAACAAAGTTTAGTGTTGTTGCAGATGTAACATCCACCCCTTCTTCTTGAATCGTAATTGTGGTGGTTACCGTATTGCCAACAAATTTACCAGACGTTCCATCATATTTGAGAAAGAAGTTATCATTGAGTGCCGACTGACGATTGACATCTGATAGTTCACGGATTTGGACAGCACCACCACCACCTGAACCTGATGCTTGCATCTTCGCACGAGTAACTTGTGCTTCAATCTCAGATTTGAATCCTTTGAGGTTATCTTCAATACTCTTACGAATTTGATCTGTGTCAACTAAAGTGCCATCACGACCTGATGGACCTTCCGGTCCTTGTTTGCCTTCAATGCCCTGTGGTCCCCGTTCGCCTCGTTCACCACGGTCACCCTTTTCACCTTGTATGCCTTGGATACCTTGTTCACCTTGGATACCCTGATCACCCTGATCACCCTGATCACCCTTGGGTCCAATTGGACCTTGGGTTCCTCGTTGACCTTGGATGCCTTGTTCGCCCTTCTCTCCACGGTCACCTTTGTCGCCTTTGTCTCCCTTCTCACCTCTGGGACCAATCTCACCTTGCTCACCAATAGGACCTCGGTTGCCCGGAATACCTTGACCCCCTCTGGGACCAACGACCTGACCGACTTGGATTTCTTCACCATCATTGAATTGAATGAAAAGATTATCTTCGTGAATGTATGCTTTATCGACAGCACGACCATCGTCACCCTTATCACCTTTATCCCCAATGGGACCTTTGGATTCAATCGTGACAACTCTGTCGGGACCCGGATCACCCTTCGGTCCTGGAGGACCAGGCGGACCCTGAACACCCTCTATTAGAGATGTGCGAGTAAACTCTAAAAGTTGTTCCTCAAACTCAACACGAACTTGGTCTATTTCCCTTCGTGCTAATTGAAGTGCTGCCTGTAGCAGTTTCGATTGTTCTACTTCACTCATCATCTTTGATTTCTTCAAACAAATCGTCGATTCCTGCCTCTTCTAACATCTGAGACATATTCTCGACAAGTTCTTTCTCTTCTAAAGTCGGTTCAGTATTTGCAATAAATGGTTCAACAGTGTACTCTTCTCTTTGGTCTTGACCGACTCCCATATCTGCGAGTTGTTCGTCACCATCACCTTCTTCTGCTTGTTCTTTATCTATCTCTTTATCCATACCCGAAATTTCTTCTTCGGACATACGGAGAATATTAGAACGAACCCAACGTTCTGAGAAATACTTACCTGTGTACTCGTCGATTTCACGGAGTAGAGACAAACGTCCTGTCAGAATTTCTGTCTCTTTGAGTTCAGAAAAATGGTTGTCTTCAACATAATCGTAACGAATACGCTGACGCATCTTTTTGAATTCTTCACGAGTCACAACACCCTGAAGTGTCAAATGAATTTCAAGTAGATTGTCAAACAACATTGAGAAACGACTACGCAATCGGTTCACAAACTTGGAAAACTTCAGTTCGTCTCGTGTGATTTCAGACGCACGACCTAAATTAAATGCATTATCTTGCTCAATACGAGATGTAGGAACATTAAGTGCTTTATAGAGTTTCTTACGGAAATAATCTACATCATCCATCTCACCCAAGTTCTGACCACCGGGTAAAGTTGTAATCTCTGTACCCCGACCACCTTCACGACGAGGCAACCAGAAATCCTCCATCATTGTCATCATCTTACGGTCATCACGGACTTGCCCTGTTTCCAAATCATATACAAGTTTATTCTTGTGCCGTGTCATCATATCACGCACATATTGCTCTGCCTTCATCTTCGGTAAGTTACCTACATCGATATAGAAGATTCGACGTTCGGGTGCACGAGATAAACGATAGATAACAACTGCATCTTCCAACATACGCAGTTGATTTAGTGGTTTGATTGCTTTGTGTAAATACGATAGTGACATACTGTTTCTCTGATCCATCAGACCAGATGTCACATGACAGATTGAATCTGTAGAAACCTTAATAGCAGTTTGAGTCGTACTTGTTAAACCTTTAGGTGCATACAAGTAGTATTCGTTGTATCCGGGATGATTTGCTTTCTGTGTGTCTTTTATGGACTGTTTTTTGTCTCGTTTTGTTTCACGAACTTTACGAATCTTACGGGGGTCAATATAACGGAGGTCTTTAATACCTTCTCTTGGATTCTTCACGTTGATCATAATGTGGTAATACAATCGACCGTCCACATAGAAGTTGCGGAAGATGTCATAAGCACGATCAGCAAAGTCCAAAGTAGAAAGTAATACTTGAAATTCTTGAGAGATACGTTTTTTGATAGCAGATGATGCGTCTACATCATCTAATACAATTGATACGGGGTCTTTACGCTCATCCATGACAATTGCTTCGTTGATAACATCATCAACTGCCATATCACATTCAGGTTGCAGTGACATCTCACGATATTTTGTAACAAGTTCTGCTTCACTTTTTGAGGTTCCTTCAAGGTCAACTACACTACCGTATCCACCACCTAACGCAAGGTCTACTGCACCTTGGTCATTTGGGGGTGGGACAAATGAGGGAACTTCTTCGGTTTTCTTGATTTCGTCTTCTACTCGACCAATACGAAATCCGAATAAATCTATTGCCATTGTATACACCTAAAAAAATGGGAGTTTCCCTTATATTTAGGGTCACTCCCATCGCACGGTTTTTACTCGTCTTAGTTAAAAACTGAAGTTGACGTTTAAATTCAGACCATTGCTTGAATCTGTGACTTCCCAATAATCATACACAAAGTTGACCGTGAAAGTCTCAATTGCGTCAGTTTCCCAACTCAAATCAATTGTTGATACTTCGGTAGGGAAGATATTCACAAACCGATATGTACGCAATTTAGCACCAGTTTTACTAAACTGAGTTACATTTGCTAAGGTTCTGTATTCGCCCAAAAGGTTCGTACCTTCTCTCAGATTACTCTGGAATGAATTGATCTTGTTCGACCACTGCTCCATTGCATTACGGACTCTAAAGTCTTCGTCGTTCAGAATAGTTGGTGTCCAATCAGCAAAGGTTCTGTTTCCTGCAACCTTGACCTGACGACCAAAGTAAGGAACATCAATTGATGCGACTGTTGCTGCCGGAATCTGTGCTCCCTGTACAACAAAACGCATTACATCGGCAACATTGTCAACTCCTGCAGGAGTTTGAATGTCAACTTCAAAGAGGGACGGTCTCGCCCCTCCAAATGGAAGTCCTTGTGCTGCGAACTGAGTTACGCTAAATGCCATGTGTTCTCTCCTCTAGTCCTTCTATTTATACAGCACCAATGACTTCGTTGAACTCGACACCCGTTCTAACTGCAACAAAGTTCAACTGAATGAAGTTGATTGAACGATTTGGTTTGACAAATATGTCGCCCACAAACTCGTTACGATCAATCACTTCGCCAGTGTTATTCGACTCGTCGCAAATAACACGGAAGTCAGTAATACCCCGACGACCTTGTACTTCACGCAAGAAAGGTTCAACCAAGTTGACAAATTGCGATCTTGTGATTTCATCATTGAACTCAAAGAGTGATTGTCTTGATGCGATTGATATTGTTTTTTCAAGCACAATGAACAAACGACGAACATTAATTCTATCGAATGCTGATGGTTGTGCAAGTAGTGTCTTGTCACCGAACAGCACAGTTCCCTGTCCTGGGAATGTAACAACAGGGTTAACACCTGCCGCATACAGAACTTCACGATCTGCTTTGCGTGGGTTAAATGCCAACTTGATAACATTCTTAACCTGACCACGAGAGAAACCTGCTGGTGAGAACCAAGGGTCTCTTTGTGTATCGGAACGTGCCATAATACCTGCTGTGTCACCATTCAGTGGGACATAACGGTAGACATCGTTATATTTGTCGTACTGATACTTGAAACCAGAATCCATAATCGCAAATGAAGACGATGGAAGTGTATTACGGAATGTAACTACATCTTCTGCTTCTTTTCCTGGGAACGATGAGTTGTTGACAACATCTGTTCTTTCTGGTGAAAGTACAACCACGCAGTCTTTTCTTTGTTCTGCAAGGTTATTGATAAGATCAATTGCACGAGTTTGGTTTGCCCCTGAACCCAATACGAATGAAATATCAACATCTTCTGGATTATTGAATAAATCATAACCTGTCAGATAGTCACCGTTTGTTGGTAAAGCACCATCACGACCGTAAATTAAACTGTCGGTATTGGCAACATCTGCACCACCAAATGATGTGGTTGATAATCCACCCGCTCCTGTCAAAGAACCAGAGTGTGATGCGAAAAACACATACTCAGATGATTCGTTGATAACCAATGGGTAGTAAATTGAAGAACCTTGTGGATTCTTTGCATCTCTTGCCTTTGATACTGATTCATACACTTCAAGAACTGTATTTGCAGTGCCACTCCATTGACCGTTTTCATCAACTACAACCACATGTAATTGGTCACCGGAACCACCACGAGACTGTACATAAGCAGAAGTTCCTGGTGCAGAGTCTACTAAACGGAAGTATTCCCACTTACGAACAGTTGCATTTGATCGATGTGCACTATTACCATCGACAATAGTGTTACCTTGGTAGTTTGATTGTAATACGACTGCTGTGTCTGAGGAAATCGTCTTGACTTTGACCTCTTCACGGGCAGGTCCTAATACAAGAATGTCTCCAGAACGGAGTTGATTTGTAAAGAACGTACCATTTCCTGCCAGTGCAGTTGTGCCTGATGTGATTGATACGTTACCAGTGATTGCGTTTGAGAATGCAGTTGCGGTTGGGCAAATCGATACACGCAGTGAATTACCAAGTTCACCCGGATATCTTCCAATAAAAGGACCAACTCCAGAAATTGCAGCAGAACCACCTAATACAGTTGTAAGGAACCGATCATCATAATCATCTTCTGATTTGACTAAGGTATTTTGAGTATTTGCCGCATTTGTAATTGCGTTTCTTGCATTTTCTGCGGTTGATCCACCTTCGTTAACAACACGAGTCGTAAACAACTGATTACCATATGCCAAAAAATTAGCAGCAGTAAAGAAATCATCTGCTGTGTTTGCGTTTGGTCTTTGGAATGTTTTTACTAACTCATCTTCAGTCGTAATCAGTGCTCTTTCACCGACCGGACCCCAACGAAAATGACCTGCAATTGCTGCTTCGGTAGTACCGATTGCAGGAGTGACCGCAGAAAGGTCAATCTCACTGACGGTAATACCCGGAGATTTAGTGAATGCCATTATTTTTCTCCTCAGAGGTCTGTATTATTCATCTTTACACCGATATTTATAAATTACATCTTTTTTACCAACGATCAGTATCTATCGCCCAACTATCTTGTCTCCACATATCACCGTTATTATCAATGATAACTTCTTCAGTTCCATCATCGTAAAAACCAAAAGGAAGCATCTCTTGTTCTAGTTGTCTTGCCTTTTCTTCGGCAAGCAGTTTCCGAACATCTTGGTCTGTCATTTCCTTGAAATACTCTTGACGAATCAACCAAGAAAATAACACACAAGTCATTACTAAGTCGTCGTGAGCACCCTCTTCTGCCATAAAACTGTTGCGTCTAGAAACGAAAGATGCGAGTTCTTCAAGTGTATCAAAGTCCTCAATCAGTAATTTGTCGTTCTCAATGAGTTCTTTGAGTGAGTTACAACCAATTCTTTTGACTTGCTGTGTAGTCTTGACACCAATCTGTGAATTCTTTGCGAATCCACCACCCACTTTTTGACCACCCCGACCACGCACGGTGGTCATAATCATATTATCATACTCTAAGTCTCTATGTAATGTATCCGCAACTTGACCACCGATGTCATTGTTCTCAACTAGGACAAATGCGTCATTGTACTCTGTTGCGATACTACGAATAAGGTCTGGAAACACGGACGGTAGAATGTCTTTGTTTCGATATTTTGCCACCATCTTGTATGGAATAGTTGTCCCATCAAAGATTGTCAGTGCCGAATAGTCGAGTCCAATACCTCGTGCCGTATCTGCAATTGCAAAATAAATGTGATTGTTTACAGGAGGTTCAAATATATCCAAATCACCTCTTTTTTCTTTAGGTGGTATGAATGGCATTTGTCGGAGTTTCATTCCATTGATGAGTGTGTTGTTACTACCAATAAACTCACAGTCAAATTCTTGTCTGAACTGCTCTTCACTGGTGTTTTTGATAGTTTGATCACGCCACTTCTCATCACGACCAGGCACATCTTTCCAGTGAACCTCCAGTGTTTTGTATCCACTACGACCTTCAAGTGCATCAATCCACATCTTGTAAAAATGATTCATACCGTTTGGTGTAGAGACGATAATAACCTGTGAAGTGCTACCAGATGAAATCGTTGGATACACAGACGCAAAGAAGTCTTCTGCTAGATTTCTTGGAACAAATGCAAATTCGTCAAGAAAGATAAGGTTGTATGATCCACCCCGTACAGCAGACGATGATGTTGCTGCTGCAACAATCTTGGAACCATTCTCTAATTCCATAGACCCTTTATTCCACGAAACAATTCCTTGTTGCATCCACATTGGTAGGTTTTCGTATGCGAGTTGAATCCTATGTACCATTTCCCGTGCCAATGCACCTTTGTTTGCAAGGATTGCGATAGACTGACTGTCTGTAAATAGAATTCTCCATAGCATGTAGGCAACAACAGTTGTGGACTTGCCAGACTGACGAGGCATCTTTGTCAATACAAAACGGTTCTTAGTGAACAGATTCACCATATTTTCTTGGAATGGATACAAGTCAAATGGAACTAAACCACGGTCAACGTTAATAATCTTCACATATTTTTTTATGAAGTATACGATGTCCTTCGCACACTTGATATATTCTGCGACTTGTTCTTCAGTATATTCTACCTGAACCCCTGATTTTTTGAGATTGGGGTTCGCAAGATAAGTATCAGTCGTCGCCATTGTCTACCTTTACATCAATAATATTGCCATCTTCATCACGACGATTGATGAACTTCTGTAGTTCTGCCGTGCTACCCACAAACAGTGCATTGGTGACATTGTTGGTGACTCTGCCCTTTTCGTCTTGACGTAGTTTCTTTACTTTATTTTGGATTTCAAGTAAATCTTTGTTGGCATCAGACAGTGTTTTGACTAACTGTGACACTACCTCATAGGTTCGTGCTGACTCTGATGCCTTTGCAAGATGAACAAGTTCGTCCAATGCCGAACCACCTGCTTCAATAATCTGATACAAGTTCTGTCTGGCATAGGTGTAGTCATTTTCTATCTGTTGAGTTTCTGGAGGAACCTCTTTGGGTGGTTGGTCTTTGACAATTGCAGGAGATGGTGCTATACCTAGTGATTGTTCTATACTTGTCTCAAAGTTTGTTTTTTTATCATCATTCATCAGAATCCACACCCGCAGTCGGACTGTATGTTCGACCATCGGTAAAGAAGAAGAAGTCCTCTGCAATACCAAAGTCACTATTTGCACTAATCAAACTAGACGCAATGGATGCCGAACTGTTGGTAGTCGGAGACCCATTTGCAAACAAACCAGGAGTCACCACCACACGAGTTGACCGTGCGGTGTTTAAAGGAATATCGGTGTGTGTATCCACCTGAACACGTTTGATAACACCCGATGTCTGTACTGGACCCAAAATATAACCCTTCATCATAAAGTTAAGAGTATATACTAATGCTCTACGTTCTTCAAAACCACCTTCGTAGGCATCTTCCATCGTCACACTTTGTAATATGACAGGAATGTCAAATGTTAAATTCATTGTTGGAAGTAACTTGACAGACGGAGTAAAGTCTGGTGTAAAGAACGGTAAAATTTGTTCTATAATCTGTACACCATCGTCGGCATTCTTTACAAAGATTGACAACGCAAAGTCAATGTTGTATGGTGCGGAGTTAAATTGAGTTCGTAGGTTTTGATTACTGGTTCCAATCGCACGATTCTGTTGTGTTTTTGCTAACTTACGAGATGGGTCATAGGTCATCCCCGTCATCTCAAACCCGATACGAGGCAACTGAATTGCCACATCATTCTCTAAATCTGGGTTGGAGTTGATTCTAGCAAGGAACTTTTCTTTGGGACCATAGGCAATCGGTACTGCAATTGATTGAATGCGTGTACCCGCACTATTGAAACGTTGTACAATAATGTCATTGAATAGGTTGCCAAAAGTAATAACATACTTTCTCAACACTTGATGATAATATTGATTCCCAAACATTAGTATCTATCCACCTCTGAAAACGGACTTTGCTCACTGAAGTCAATAATACTTGCTGCTTGTGTGGTGAAGAATGTATTGTTTGCTTGACTGTCAGTAGTTTCAACTATGTATTCTTGCATTACCGAATCACCGTCTTCTGCCAATAGTGTGGTGTCGTCTTCAAGAGTCAACTCATTGAAGAGAATATCCAATGACAGTTCATCTTCAATCACATCAACACTTGCATCACCTGTATTAATACGCTCACTACTGTACTCAAAGAGTTCGCATCGCAAGTCATATGTCTGTAGTCGCCCCATCTGATAGAATACTGCTTCATGTTCTACAAACTTAATTTCAAATAGTTTATCTGTCAGAGGAAAATAAATCAAGTCCCCTTCATTCGGGCGATTGGCAGTGATAGTATAGTTATTCGCACCCGCAGTGCCTGACTCTAACATAAAACCAAAGGTGTTTGCGGTGTCGGTCAAAAACTGACGAGATGGGTTGTTCGCATCATACTCTTCGGTTTGGAGTTGATATCCAACCTCGTCTTGGAGTGACTCACCCCCACGCACTTGATCAAATCGTTTCTTTGCGATAGTCAGGGTTACTTGGTCTCGTATCTGAACTCCAAACTTTGAGAGAAAATCCCCCTCACCCTCAAATCCTTCTACATTCTTGATGTACATTTCAACAGGAACAGAGTCGTTAAAACTAGACAGTTTTGCTTCACCAAACAAATGATCTTGCTCAACCAGAGTGCGAGGAAGATATTTGACTTCGTGACCATACTGCTTGATGCTCTCGATAATCAAATCTTCAAGAACATCTTGCTCACGACTGTAGTTAAAATTGTTGAAATATTTGTTGGTGGGCATATCTTATCCCATAAAATCAGCAACTGGAAGTGAGTATGAACTAATCATCTCCTCTTCTAATTTATTGATTTCCTCTGTTGCCTCTTCCCATATTTTCTGCCCATTGAATGTGATACCACCGGGTAATTGCATCCCCTCAAACTTTTTCAGGTTTTCGCCCCACTGTCGCTTGATGAGTGCAGTAGCATATCGTCTCAACCAAATATCACCATACACTTCGGTAAATGTATCTGGGTCAAGAATACGATAGCATTCAATGATGAGAAACTCACCTGGGTTTTGCTCAAACAAACTATCTACACGCAGTTTATTGGTGTGACGAGAAAAACGGATTGGTTTCTTACCCACAAAGATTTCTTCAAGCATCTCAATATGACGCATCGCATTCACATACGGAACATAGGTTGTGCTAGTGAAGTCAAACAAGTCGTTGAGGTGAATTTGGTAGCGAATGTTGAATAGATTAGACGACTGAACTGCGTCACCGATGTCAAAGATATTGACGACACCAATCACCGCATCTGGCACTATAATTTCATCAGATGTAATTTCGTCTGCCGTAAGTTGGTGTTTGAGGAAGATTCGTTCAGTTCCATCAAAGTGATAGTCCTGATAGTATTCTAGTGCGTCATCAATGCGGTCATCGACTTGTTCATCATCAACATTGATGTCTACAACTGGCGAACCTAATCTTCTGAGACAATAATCTTTGAGTTGTTGTCTTGACGCTGGGACTGCCATTTGATTCTCCGATACATTTCTGTTCTATTTATATGTATCAGAGTGGGGTGTTC